TCATATTTCACCTCTAATATTGGGAATATATTGAACACTATCTTCAACCCTTGCTTTACCAGATTCAATAATGGTATGTTCCAATCTTTCGACTTCACTTCTTGTTAGTTCAAGCTTGCTACGGAACTTAGTTTTATAATTATCCAAGTAGCAATTGAAAATACTTTTCTGATCTTGATCTTGCAGAATTGTTATTGTGTCTGATGCTGATAGTAATGGAAATTCCTCACTTGTAATCTCGCTGCCTTCTTCTACAATGTATTGTACACTACTAAAGCCTCTTTGAGGCTTGTCCTCTATGTTAGGAATTAGCCAATCGCGGCCTACTTTTTTTGCATATCTTAGTTTCCCACGCCGAATCCATTGCCTAACGGTAACAGCTTCTACACCAAGCATTGATGCATATTGTTCAACCGAAAGATAATCACATTCTATACGTATTAAAGTGTGCTCAACTGTTACTGTCATAGTGCTTATGTGATCATCTTCAATTTCAATATCATCCGCCTGACATAAATTCAGTTCCATATGTTCTCCAAGAAACTGATAATCATAATACCACCAAAGATCCGTCAGAACTGGAAGCTTACATTTCTTTACTGCTGTGTAAAACTTCTCGCAGAGTTTTATCCTGTTCTTGAGAACATTAGCTGAATACTCAGGGTCAACATTAGCTTTCTCATGCTCTATAAAAAGCTCAAGTGATTTCAAAACATCTTCGTGCGAAAACAGATAATCTCGACGAAAGAGTTCTTCTTGTAGATTCATAAATAGCCCTCCTTCCAAAATAGGGTTCTATAATCTTAATCTGGTTTAATTCCATTGTAATATTGCGTTACATAATAGCAAAGTTCTTCCCCTACCGTTCTTCCAGAATTAGTTCATTAAGCTTCCCTTTTGCATATAGCTCAAGGACATAATCCAACACCTTTTCTTCCGCTTCTTGTCCAACGGGATCCGGAACGTAATAAGGGCACTCGCCGCACAGGCCGTCCTCCTGAATATATTGCTTGCAGAAAGTTTTAGGATCTTGTTTTCTGCACCTCATATACTTAAGAGCTTCCTCAAACAATGCTTTCATTGCTTTTTCCTTTCAAAATACCGTCCCATATCTATAATTAATTATGATTGATGTTGCTACATTTATAGGTAGTTGCAATCTTAAAATTTTATTCTCCAACCATCCCGTCACCGTCGCGATCATCCATATATTTATACAACCAATGGTCTTTCGTAATCGGCATTTTGAATCCTGCAGCCTTTGCTTCAGCTATAGTAACCTGTCCATTTCCGTTTGTATCAATAGCTGAGATGTCATGGACCTCTTTCGTGATAGGAATTTGATTTGAATTTGGTTGCGCGGGTTCCGATATTGTTTTGTTGACTTCGTCTGGATTCACATTGTCGAAATCCTCTGTAATCACATTCCCATTTAATGTATAAGTGTAATGGTAATGACTCGGGATTTGTGTTTTTGTGTTGGGGTAGGTTATGATGGCTTCAAAATCTGTGCAGCCCCCAGCATCTCTAATATTTTTTTCCATATATGCCTGATCACCGTAACGATTCATAGTGCTATCCTGTGGTGTAATATTGTAAGCATTGGACACTCCGCCCAGTGAATCTGCGATTACATGACCTTGATCATAATTAGAAAGTTCTGTACCCACCACTGCTGCTTCATCATGATAATAACGTCCGTTTGACGTCACAGGTTCAGCAGTATCGTCCTGAAGAATAATTCTTTTGGCGGTAACCCGAAACAGCTGTCCATAATCATTTGTATATGCCCAATATTCTCTATCACCAAAGCCAATATCTACAACGACATTCGCTTCACGATTTCCACTCATATTTCCGCCGTCTACAAATAAGCTCCTATATTCTTTTATATTTTGGTTAGCAACAACTACAGTTTGCGTATCGCTATTCCAGCTTACGTCAGCTCCAAATGCTTCAAGGACGGCTCTAATGGGCAAATAGGTTCTACCATTTTTAATAAGAGCGATGGTATCATTCGTTATCTTCTGATCATCTCGAATTATATAAGAAGCTCCTATCGGCACCTGGACGGTTACTCCATCCTTAACCGCTACTGCCATATTTTTGACTGAATCCCAACTTACTGACGCGCCAAAGGCTTCCATACTCTGCCGGAATGGCACTTGTGTACGATTGGCAGAATCAATGAATGGTGATCCCGAGGATTCTGTGAATCGCACATTTTGATTATTGATACTTATATTTGTTGCAAATGTCGGCATAAATGACATTGCTACAATCATGAACGATAAAATGACTGATAAAAATTTTTTCATTGGATATACACCTCATCTTTCATATAGTTTTCGATTGCGCTTCAGTATTGTTTTAATTTACTTAACTTCCCTTACCACCCCATCATCCACTTCATTGTTTGTAGCCTTTATCTTATTTCAATATGGCTTAAATCAAGGGAGCATGTCTCATTATATCACTCGCTCCTATTATTCGACAATATACATCGCCAAATAACAATATTGTCGCATTTGCAAGGCAAGTTAATCTTTTTACTTCTCTCCGCGGCTCTATTCCTCCTTGACTTCCAAGCTGTCTTGAGTGATTACTATGCAAAGGAGAGCATCTTGCAGCATACTTCACCTGTGTTTAGGAGAACCACTGAAATGTCAAAGCGGAGCATTAAAGAAATCCCATTAGGTAATATCGTAAGCGTCCAATCCCACCCCATCAGGGTCTGTGCTTACGTGCGAGTGTCCACTCCTCATGAAGCGCAACTCAATTCACTGCAGAACCAAATCGACTATTATAACAACAAGTATTCAAATTCCCAGCACTACGTATTTGTTGGCATCTTTTCAGACGCAGGCATCTCCGGCGCCAAGGAGAAACGGCCTGGATTTGATGCCATGCTGGAAAAGGCAAAGGCCGGAGGAATCGATCTCATCTACACCAAGTCGGTATCCCGGTTTGCACGAAATACCCTGCTGCTCCTTGAGACAGTTAGGGAGCTGAAGGCCCTCGGCGTAGGCGTCATTTTCGAAGAGCAAAACATCAACACCCTAAGCAGCGAAGTAGAACTGATGCTATCCGTTCTTGCCAGCGTCGCAGAAGAAGAACGAAAATCGGTCCAATCCAATATTCAGTGGATGATAAGAAGCAACTATCTGCGGGGCAATGCCATGCTCAACACGAACCGTCTGCTGGGTTACGATAAGGATGACTCAGGCAAACTGGTTATTAATCCGAAGCAGGCTGAAATCGTCCGCCGGATCTTCCAAATGTATCTGAATGGCCTGAGTGCCCATCGTATCGCAAAGCTTTTGAATGATGAAAAGGTTCCAAGCTATTCATCCGGGCCATGGTACGATAATAGAATCCTTTGCATTCTATCCAATGAAAAATATATAGGCGCCTGCCTTATGCAAAAAAGCTTTGTTGATGAAAGTGGCCTTCAGGTCCGGAATCGTGGGGAGCGAGATCAGTACTGGATGGAAGCTTCCCACCCCGCCATCATCTCTCAGGCGGACTGGGACAAAGCACAATTAATCCGAAAGGAACGCGCGAAGAAGACGTATCCCTTTACCAGTCTTTTGCGCTGCTCCTATTGCGGATCGGCCTTGATCCGAGTCACTCATCAGAAGCGCTTGGTTAGCTGGATCTGTTATCGGTACCTGAGGCGAGGAAAAGCAGCTTGCCCCGGCTCCAGAATTTCAGAAGCGCGCTTGCTTGAGCTGACCAAAGAGCATCCCATCGCAGGGCCTGTGGTTGTAAAGGAGGTTCCCGATGAACAACAACCCAAAAAACGGCACCAAAAAAATTACTATTTTATCCCCCTATCCGAATTCGCTGAAGATCCATAAGCCCTTCCAGCAAAAGCTTCGGGTTGCCGCGTATTGCCGTGTATCTAAAAACAGCGATGAGCAACTAATAAGCTACTATGCGCAAGTGGATCATTATACTGCCTACATCCGTTCCAGGCCTGATTACATGCTGGTTGGTATTTTTGCGGATGAGGGAATATCCGGGACGGAACTTAGAAAGCGTGATGCCTTTCACCAAATGATGGAGGTCGCAAGAGCCGGCCAGCTTGATAGGATCATCACGAAAAGTCTCTCAAGGTTTGGCCGAAACACCCTGGACTGCCTGAAAAACATCCGCGAATTAAAATCCCTGGGGGTGGATGTTTTCTTTGAAAAGGAGAATATTCACACCTTGCACAGCGAGGGGGAACTCCTCCTGTCCCTGGTTTCAGCCATCGCTCAGAACGAGAGTTTTAACCAATCAGAAAATGTGAAATGGGGCATACATAGGCAGTATGAGCGGGGACGCATTCAGAGTATTCCGTCTGGAAAGTTCCTGGGTTACAAGAAGGATGGGAAAGGAAACCTCATCATCGACGAGACCCAAGCAGCCGTAGTCCGAAGAATCTACCAGGCCTTTTTAGATGGGCTTGGTACCTATCAGATAGCTAAGGCGCTGACAAAAGAACAGGTCCCCATGGCTTTTGGTGGCAAGGAATGGTGTTCCAGCCATATACAAAAGGTGCTCACCAACGAGAAATATATGGGGGATACGCGGTTTCAGAAAACCTATAATGCCGATTACTTAACGAAGCGGCGAGCCGAAAACAAGGGAGAATTACCTCAGTATTATCTTCAGGACACCCATCCTGCGATTATTGATCGCGAGACCTGGGCTCTGGTGCAACTAGAGTTTGCCCGGCAGAAGCAGTACGCGAAGGAGCATTTCATGGGTAAGTTTCATCGCCACTTTGAGAATATCCCTCTGAGCGGGAAAATCATCTGCAGCGAATGCAGCAGGCCCTTTCATCTGCGCAGTACGTATCGAAGCGTCAGTAAAAACATAAAATACTGGCAATGCCCTGGAACCCCGGCAAGTAAAAACACTTGCAGAAACACCCTGAAATTGGATGAAGGAGTAGCTATCCAGGCCTTTGTTACCGCTTGGAACGAGCTGGTAAACAGCTGGGCTCAGCTTCAGCCCGGGCAGTGCTCTTCAAATAACAAACTGCTTCATTACCGACAAACCCAGCTACCAGAATTAATCGAGCAGTACGGTCATATCAAAACCCTGTCCTATGAACTGATGCTGAAAGTTCTGGAGCATATTGAGGTAAAGACCGGCTTTCTGAATGTAATCTTCCTGTCCGGGGTTAGAGTCAGGGTTGAGTTGCCAAAGCCAGACATCCCCCACCCGCGCTGGACCCATACAAAAAAACAAAAATCTCCAATGGCAAGAAGGCGCATGGAGATGGGTTTAACTCAAGTACACTTATCTGAAATGCTTAACCTTTCAAGAGGTTATCTCAATCGAATCGAAAATGGCCGGGCGGTGCCTTCACCGGAACTTGCTCAGCGCTTGAGCGAAGTACTGGGGTAGGTCCCAGCTAGCGGCAAAGTTCCGTCCCATCTTTGAATCGAAAGGTCACTTTGCCGGTTGGTGAAACAATAGCCCGGTCAATCGTCACCATCCAAAGCCCCTCGTCAAAGGTATCCATAGCTTCAGTATTTTCTTCTAGGTTACGGATGAATTGGTCGAGCATGTGCTTCTTATTCTGACGCTGCCGTTTCAAGCTATGAAGCTCTTCGGCTCTCTCTCTTGCTTTTTCATACCGTTCAAGATAACCATTATTTCGTTCATACCAATCCTCCTGATTGATGGCTATATGGGCATTCTCGTAGATGGCTTTTCTCGAAAGCTCCGACACAATTTCAATCTCCTGGTGTAGCTTGTCCAGCTCTGCATCGATGCCAGCGCAGTCACAAAGCGTCTCCTGAGCCAAGCGGCAATTGGCAATCAATTCTTCCCGGTATTCCACTAAGGAGTTGAATGCTTCGAGGAATTTATTCTTCACTTCCTCTTCCGTGACGTGCGGTGTGTTGCATTTGGCATCGCCTTTGTACTTATTATTGCACTGCCAGATGATCTTACGGTACTTGGTGTTGGAGCTCCACACTTTGGAGCCATAGAAACCACCGCAGTCTCCGCAAACCAGCTTTGTGGATAGGGGGCTTTGACAGGCAGTGGGACGTCCCAGCTTTTTTCTGCGCTCCATCTCAACCTGAACCGCGTCAAACTCGTCTGGATCTATGATGGCTGGGTGGCTATTTTCTACATAGTATTGAGGCACTTCCCCCTCATTATCCTTAATAGTCTTTGTGAGAAAATCTACGGTGAAGCGTTTTTGCAAGAGGGCGTCACCCTTATACTTTTCGTTTCGTAAAATGGAGCTTACGGTACCAACCTGCCAGTTCTTTTTCCCTCCAGGAGAAGGGATGGCACTTTCCACCAGGTGCTTTGCAATGGCAGAAGGGGTTTTCCCTTCTATAAACAGGCGATATATATGGCGGACAATTTCCGCTTCCCTTTCAACAATCTGAGGAGTCCCATCCTCCCCCTTTTCGTACCCGAGAAACCGTTTGTAGGGCATATTTACCTTGCCGTCAGCAAAGCGCTTCCTCTGCCCCCATGTAACGTTTTCAGAAATGGATCGGCTTTCTTCTTGAGCCAAACTGGAAAGAATTGTAATTAATAGTTCGCCTTTTCCATCAAAGGTAAAAATATTCTCTTTTTCAAAAAAAACCTCAACACCTTTTTCTTTGAGCTTTCGAACCGTAGAAAGGCTGTCAACCGTATTTCTTGCAAAGCGGCTAACCGACTTTGTCACAATTAAATCGATTTTACCAGCCAGCGCATCTGCAACCATTTTTTTAAACCCTTCACGCTTTTTCATACTAACCGCGCTGATTCCTTCGTCTGTATAGATTCCAGCAAATTCCCAGTCCGCATTATCTTTGATATATTTCGTGTAGTAATCGACCTGAGCCTCATAGGAGGTCAGCTGTTCCTCACTGTCAGTGGAGACCCGGGCATAAGCGGCCGTTCTTCGTTTCGCCGTTGTCTGCATTGAATTAGAGCAGTTTTGCTTAATAGTTGCCGGTATTACTCTAACATTTGATGCCATTTCAATACCTCCTCAATGCATTCTCCCGAGCTTTTTTACGCATCTCTTCCGTCCAGACTTCCCGCCGCGACCTATCATGCCATACCCTTTCTTCTGTATGCCCATCGTTAAATGCAAATATCATTTTATTTGATTCCGCTACTAAAATTTCAGAAAGCTCTTGTCCTAAGCGCTCGGCATCAAATTCACAAATCCCGAGAATCTCGGAACTGAGCTGATATAATACCTGCTCCGGCACTTGTTTAGCTGGGCATGCAGTTTTGCCCTCGTTCAGGTAAGTTGTACACTGCCACATCGCTTTGTCGCCTCTAACTTTACGCTTATATTTATTTCCACAGTTTTCGCACCTTAGAATCCCACTGAATGGGTAACGGTTACGCGGACCGCTCTTTGTTCTATAGCATAAACGTTGCTGATTTAAAATCACTTGTGCCTGATCGAATAACTCCTGCTCAATGATAGCTGGATGTGTATTTTTCGCATAATACATTGGTAAATTGCCTCTGTTTCGAATTAACCGTTTTCCCAAATGATCCTTCACATATTTTTTCTGAAGTAGTGCATTCCCAGTATATTTCTCGTTTTTTATAATAGTCATAACGCGCACACTGTTCCATTCACCGCCCCTGAGATTTTCTATGCCCATCTCCTTTAGTTTTTTTGCAATTTTACCACCTCCCATCCCGCTAAGGTAGTCCTCAAATATCATTCGAACAACTGCAGCTTCACCCGGCTCAATTGTTACTCCCCCGTTTACTATTTTGTAACCATACATGAATCTCAAGGTTGCCAGTTCCCCATTCGCAAACTGACTGCGGATACGCCATTTGCAGTTTTCACTTACCGATCTGCTTTCTTCCTGGGCATAGCTTGCAAGGATGGTCAGCATAAGCTCTCCATCGCCACTGTTCGAGTGAATGTTCTGTTCTTCAAAGAACACATCGACATTCAGGGATTTGAGTTCTCTCACCGTTTCTATAAGATCAACCGTATTACGCGCAAACCGTGAAATTGATTTTGTCAACACTATATCGATTTCCCCTTTTTTGCAGGCTTCTATCATTCTCTTGAACTCTGGTCGATTGCTTTTCGTTCCAGTCAGAGCTTCATCGGCAAAAACACCAACATAAAACCATCCCGGTTGCTGTTGAATAAAATTGCTATAATAGCTCACTTGAGCGGCCAAAGAATGAAGCATCTCATCTTTCCCGGATGAAACCCTTGCATAAGCAGCAACCTTTTTAAATGAAGGCATGGACTCATAGCTTTTTTCTATTTTCGTAATGGTCTTTTTCAACTTATTGCCCTCCCTTCATAGATACATATATCACTCTAAAGGCACGTAACATCAAGTACTATTATCTATAAATACTGCCTTTTTGAATGCCGTACTTTTCTGCTAGTAGAATACAAATCCGCTTTAGTTCTTCCTCATTGATAATGCCTGACTTAAACCACTTTTGATAAACCGACTTTGCCGCATAATAAGGAATGAGCATCATTTTTTTATTCATGCTGTACCTCTTTCGACTTGCCATAGCAAGCGCGTGAACAATATTTCCGTTCCCTTTTCCCATAACTTTCAAATTCTGCTCCGCATGTTTTGCAGCTAAAGCGTCGAACGTTTTTGTGCTGCAAATGTTCAGGATGAGCATTCCACCAAGATAATCTGCACTTGTCCGAGCAGTACTGCTTCTGTTTCTTTTGGGGCATGTGCGTTAGAGGCGCACCACAATTCCGGCAATAAAGAAATTCAATAGATTCTGAAATCTGCGTGAAAACTCCTCCGAGTTTGTTCCTACGGCAATAGGATTTAATGGTATTCTCTGAAATACCAAGCAGATTTGCTATTTTATTATAGCTGTGGCCAATTGTACGTAGCTTATTAATCGCTTCCTTCTGCAATTGATTCATTTGGCTAACCTCCTTTGGAATGCAGTAAGCTTCACTGTAAGCCAAGAAACTGAATGAAATCGGATGGTATATTAAGGGAAAAAGGAAATTCCGAATACAAACTTATTTCTATCAACGATTCATGATCAGCAGCTTCCAAGCATTACCTTCTAATAGTCCCAGGACAAAAGAGGGCTGAATGAACGAAAAAAGCAAAAAAATAATGCCTACCGAAAGACGAATCTCTCAGTAGGCATAAAAGGATGTGCTATTCGCTATATTTAATATAGGCATCAGTGAAGCCAGCCGCCTTGACTTTTCGAAGCAAGGCATCGGCATTTGCTTTGACAGAATAAGCCCCAAGCTGAACTCGGTAATACTTCTTCGGTGCATTAGGCTCGACTTTTGCACCTGGCGCTAGGCCAGATTTTACAGAAGCACGGAATGTATCCATCGACTTGCCATATTTGGGAAGCCAGTGCATGATGTCGCCGTGGTTGCTGGCAATGCCCAGTTTATGACCTTCTGAGTGGCAGATAATATTTTTTTCTGCGAGCCCATATTGCTTGCAGAGATAGATACAGAGTTCTACTGCTTCCTTGTAAACGGCATTAAAGTATGAGGCATCAGTCAGACCGTCTTCGCAAATTTCAAAGCCGATATGTGTATCGTTCGCCGTACCACCAGCATGCCAGCCTCTATGGTCCCACGGCAATGTCTGATAAGTGGCGATGCTCCCATCAGCCAACTTACCAATAAAGCCGTGGACGCAGACCAATCTTCCATCGGGTTTATCTTGATTCCAGTGGTTGCCTGCTTGGTTCTTCCCCAGAAGTCCATCATCAGGGCCGACATAGCGTTTCAGATATGGGTTGTTCGCCCCAGTGGAGTGTACCATGATTCCTTTTGGTTTGATGGTACGATCAGCTTTGTAGCAGGCATTGTTTATAAGAATTAACTTTCGAAGATTCATTAATCAGACCTCCTTGTCACTTCTGTTATGAAGCTGTTCTAAAATATCCTTTAACTTTTGTGGTACAGGCAATCCAATGTGCGCCGCATTCTCAAGGATGGAAACACCCTCGTTTGATAGGTAGAAAAAGATAACAGCGGTTCGGATAACCGAGCCTTCGCCGATAATACTCTGATCGATGATATGCCCAATAGCCACGAGGGAGAAGATAAGCACCTTCTTGAAAATGCCTCGAAATCCTACTGCGCTTGAGAGCTTCTTATCAAGCACAGCGCACATCAGGCCAGTGATATAGTCGATGATGACGAAGGCAAGAAGAGTATATAGAAACCCATCCCAGCCACCGAGTGCATATCCTATATATGCACCTATAGAGCTAATTCCTAGTTGAAAAGTAGTCCATATTGATTTCATTCTGTATCCTCACTTTCACTTTCTAATAAAAAAGCACTTCTAAAAACAGAAGTGCTGAATGATAAATTCGTTTTATAATCTCTTCACAGACCCTGACTTGGGCTGCCCTGCCAACTTTTGAATGTAATCCTTCATTCGGGGCTGACCTTTTCTTCCACCAGAATCAACCTCAAAAGCGGTTTGATAACCATTTCTACCAAAGGTATGCCTCACCGATATAATCACCCCAACAAGTCTTGTTGATGTTCCAACGATTTCCGCCTCATCTCCAGGTAATAGCTGCGGTCGGAACGGTCCAGAAAACAACTCAACTGTTCCACTGGAAGCAATTCTTTTTGCAATATCTTGGGCCAGCTCTGAAGCTTCATCTGCGGGAGTATTATCGGCAACTTTAACAAACAGTATTTTTTTAGCTGCAACAACCCAGTCTGAATTTTGTTCAACCTCTGCATACTCTTCAATAGAAAAATCACTGTTATGGACACAAATTTCTCCATAAACCTCGGAATCATCCCGAACAAGACCACGACTAAAAAGATCGGTGCCACGGTTCATGGTATATTTACTGCTAATTTGTGCTGCAGGATAGGTTACAGTAGAACCCGCAATGATCTGACCATCTAGTGTTTCACAGATGATCCAATTCCGCGACATTATAATTAGTTCGTGCAGGCCATCCAAAATGGCCATGTCTTTCGGGAATTCTACGCCGACCTGCCATGCGGTTTCAGGGTTATCTGGCTGCTGCACATCATAGTTTTCTATCCCTGCTGCCTGAAGAACCGCTTCAAGGGTATATGCAAAAGCATTTTTCACAAATGTATTCATGCTTCCAAAGGACTGATCCTTTAAAAGCTTTCCTGAGATATTCCTTCCCTCAACCTTAAGTGTTTCAGCTCCAACCTTTGAATCAACTCTATCTACATAAAATGTTCCCATCGGGTATTCTTCAGAACCATTTATTCGCAAATAGAATTTCATCTCAATACCAGGTGCAATCCTTGACCGATCCTCCTGAGATAATATGCCTTTTGGATTCTGTAGGGTCATCGAAAAATCACTGACCATAGAGTCGTAATTCATCTTGATTTCTCCATCGGTTAAATACCTGCTTAATTCTACCTCCTCCTCATAGATCGCGAATCTATGCCTATCAAATTCGTTTCCATCAGAGATCCAAACTCCATAAATTCCAAGCCTGGGTACGTTTTTTATTCTGGTCTTTCGAACATAAATGTCCTTTGATGCTCTAAGGACTTTGCCGAAGGTCAAATTTCCCCAATTGACATCTCCGGATCCTGGTTCTGCCGTTCGATAAGAGAGCATACCGTTTTCATTCACTGACAGAATCAAGATGGAATTATCTTTCCTATGAACCGCGGCTGGGTAAACGCCAAACCCTAAACTTTGTGTAAATTCGAAATTAAGTTGCATTCTCTATCACATCCTTCGTTCCCGGCTCTGAAGTCGGATCTGGCAGCTCTTCTATGATCGGCAGATTTGGTGTTACTGCTACAGAGCTGAAGCAGTGGGGACAATCGACACTGTACTCAGTCGTGCTATAGTAGAATGGCTCTTCACAGTTTTTACAAATCGTCTCGTTCATTTCATTAGCTCCTCCCAAGCTGTAGCGTAAGCCCTACGTCCATGACATAGTTTGTGTTTTTAAGAATATATTCTGTTTGGCAATCCGCTGTTATTGCCACTCCGCTCGCCGGTGCTGTCTCAAAATTAATGGCCTTTGTCCCAAATAGCAGTCTGAGACCGCTTGTAATACTGGTGGCATCAAGATTCGTCAGCGAGTTGCTTCCGCCCCAACGATAGTACCGATAAGCTGTTGTATTGCTAAACCAAACTTTTGTCCACCCGTTCACACAGCTACCGTTTTCCGTAATATTCGTAACCGTTCCGATTTCAGCCCATGTAGTTCCATCATTTGAGCCTAGCATCTTCATACAGCCGAGAATCCAGGAACCATTATAGGCTAATGCCTCAACGCCACCGATGACTATAGGAGAACCGAAATCCCATTGAAAGGCAGCTTCATTTGCTGTCGGGTAGGTGTTTGAGGTGCCACCCGGATTCCAACCATTAAAAGTATACCAAGCATAACCCGCTCCTGAATTCCGTCTATAAAGGTACGGAACTCCTGCGCTTGCATTTTCGCCATACCTTGCGCTGTAAGCAATTGAGTAATCCACATCTTTTATTTTTGTCACTCCATTAAGCCTAATTACTTCCGTTCCCGTTTTTACAATTGGAATCTTAATATCAAAATCCTTTGTAACGCCATCACCAATTCCTATGGCTATATTGCTCAAGGCCATACCAGCAAATGTATTTGAGTGAGGCAGCTTCAGAAAAAAAGTAGATCCAAATTTCACAGCCTTCAGAAATCCGTTGCTAGTATTCACATCAATCCTTTTTGTTGCGAATGATATCTTCTTATTAGCAAAATCCCTTGTCCAACTAGTCCATCCTGAAAAATTACCAGCAGAACCCACGGTATTTCCTAGATCAAATTTCGTAAAATCTGCTGGGTCAAGAACATCAGTGAATGCAATCGACATTCCCGAATTGGAAGCACTGAAAGCGGTCCAATTATCATCAATGATCCAAGCTAAGAACTGATTGCTTGATGCGGCGTTCCAAACCCCTCGACCGTCCAGGAGGCTTGTTGGCAAGGTGCAATATAGTGTCGCGTAGATTGTAATGATATCCAGCGCAGTTTTCGTTATGGAGATAGGATTGCCCTCACTATCGGTCAATAGCGCATGTGTACTTCCCGAAAAACCAACTTCCGTTATGGTTTCTCCAACAAACTCTTCTGGATTGAACACCACTTTCTTTTTTACATAGCTTGTAGGATAAGATTTAACACTTGTCACAACTGCGGCAGACCGAGAAGTGATCTCACTGAATAGGCTAGTCCTCGAAACACTCAATGTTCCAGTGCCTCTGCCAATAGAAATAGATCCAATTGCGCTTGATGAATTATTAATGAGCTTGGAAAAATAGTTGTCCAACACAATGTTATAGGCAGTCGCTCGTTGCTTTATTTCTCCAGAAGTGGCGTCAGTCACTTCAAACTCAAATTTGTTGTGTATACTAACCGGTATGTTTAGATTCATTACTTGACCTCCTATTAACGGATATATACTCTGCGAAAATTCCATCTTAGACTTTTATAATACTGTCAAATCTCGATCGGGAAACGCTAAACGAAATGTTAAATGAATTAAACAATCCGTTTGTTCACTATTTAAATTGTTGAGCATATTCAACAAATTGTTTATAGTTACTCAATTCGTTGAGCCAACTAATCAATATGTTTATTATGATTTCATACTGTTTAATCAGTTAAACAAATTGTTTAATTCTATGTTCAACGCGACTATTTTAAAGTGGGTTATATGCCACCTGCGATACGACAATCGTTACTTGACTCGGATGAACACTAACATAAGCATCGTTTTCCGGGAAGAAGCCTTCCTTATAGGTAATCAAAAGGGCTGTTATGTTCAGCGCTGGGAGCATTGTGACATATTCAAATACTTCCGGAGGAACACCTGTAACCGTGTAGATAAAAGCAGGCACCTTCGGCCTATTACTCATTCTGATCTGGGTTCTTAAAAGCTCCGCACCATCATAGCTTACCGCTATCGAAACATAGGTTTTTAAAGTTTCGGCAACAGTAACCTTTAACTTGCTGTTTGTATCTCCAAATCCAACATCCGTTATATTGTACTGGTTTGCCGCTATATGACCCAGCAAGGTTCCCGGATTGAGAAGCTCGCAGTTCCACTGGATATAAAAATTATGATCATCGATGAAGCCCGAGCCAATGATGTAAGCCGAGTCGTTAGGAATACCAACGTGTAGTTCAACAAAGTCCAGTGGATTAAAATTCATGGATACATTTTCAGCAGGAGATACTCCTGCCTTATACTGGATCTCAAAAGTTCTAATATCCAAATCCATAACTGTCATGGTAACTTTCTCAGCTGGCACAGACATTCCGGCCCAGTTACGAGTTGTTAAAATCCATTCAAACGCAGTATCCTTTTCAGCGATAAAGCCGATTCTAAAATCGTTCGTACGAAATAAAGAAATTCCTGTGACTCCGGTTCCAAATTGAATCAGCTGCCGTTCCACCTCCCATAAAAATGTAAGGTCATTCTGAGTACAATAATTGCGGTAATACGCCTTACCATCAGATTTAATATATGCCAGTATTAAACCTTGATCGTTGTATTGTTCACCGTTTGCAGGTATCCATCCACGAATGGCTGCAATCTTTATTACATCAGATGCCAAAGTCACTGATTCATCTGTCCAAAATTGTGCTTTAAGATCTCCGTTACAAATATAGAACAACCAAGGATATTCATCCGTAACAAAATTAAACCTGAGCGAGGCCGGGTCTTTCTCCCAATATCCATTGAATTCAATTGCAACATCCGATGCCTCACCGATAGTAAACAAATCCACCCAGGGAATTTCCGGATCACAAGGGAGATCTTTTTTCTTTACACTAGCGATTCCGTTATCAGTAAATACTACATATGCTTCTGCAGGCTTGCTTTCCGAATTCAACCGTTTGAGTGAGGTGTCTAAGGTATTTAAGCCGGACTTCTCATGAATTGTCTCTACAATAAAAAGGTTCTTCGGATCACGTCCGGCTATTATTTTCATTGATGGCTTTTGTATCTTTGATTCAAGTGCAACCATAAGATCATCAGGGAGTCCTCTCATAGGGTAACCTCCTCACTTATGATCATTTTGAGTTTGCCTTCAAACAGGCTTTTGTCTTTATTGCCATGGGCAAAGCTAATCCGCTTCCATGCGATGGTTTCATCAACGAATACCAAGTATTTTTTACTTTGGAAAACAAGCACTATACAAATGCCTTGGTCTATCAATTTGTTCAGCGTTTCAGCTTGGTTAAAAGTCGATACAATGATACCTTCGATGCTTTTCAGTGGACTACCAATGATCTGAACATGATAGCTACCGTCCAGGAGTCTGTTTACTTGCCTGCTTGTGGAATATTCAATCGGGGAAAGTTCCTTGAGAATCCTTGATAAAATTTCACCTGTAGATGTTTCTAGCCGTATCATCAGATCCTCGCCTCCCTCCTAAATTGATCCATAATAATTTCAACAACGCCGGCGAGCTCGCTTTTATTGTTGATTCCATGGACTTCGATGACGCCGGTGTGCTCAATAATTGATTTTGTAGCGCTGAGTAAGCTGGCCTTGCTACCCATCACATTGAAGCTTGTGTCCATATTAAAGTCAGTGGGGATTGCTCTTTGCATGTCATTTGAAACCTTGTTCATGATCTGGTCAAAGCCGACTCCGATGCCTGCACCCATATTCTCACCAATCCCTGCAAACACCGTGGAAGGTGAATGAATACCCAGCAGATTTTTGGTCCCATTCACAATGCCGGAGAAGAAACCGCTGACTTTTTCACTGATCCAATTGCCCATAGATTTGATGCCATTCCAAAGGCCAGTAACGATGTTCTTACCAATTTCAAACACAGCACCCACGGCTTTGCCTAGCCCAAGGACCAGAGCTGAGATGATTTGCGGCAAGGACGCTACAAGCTGAGGTATGGCCTTGATTAATCCGGCTGCAAGCTGAACAATTAGCTGCATCCCCATATTAATAATAGCGGGCAGGTTGTTGGTAATGAAATTGACAATCGTCATAATTATCTGCGGCAACGCTTCCATCAACAGGGGCAGCCCATTTAAGAGACCTTCGGCCAACCCCTGAATGATTGCGAATGCCGCTTCAAGGACTTTGTCCAAGTTATCAATCAGCCCTTGAACAATTGTCATAACCGCTCCAACAGCAACAGGAATGAGTTCTGGTAGAAGATTTAAAATCGTCTCGAGCACTTGGGTAAATAGGTCTGTGACTGTACCAAGTAAAGTTGGGAGCAGGTCGCCGATTGCTGAAAGAATTGCATCCATTGCAATAGGAAGGGCAATTACAATATTTTGAATAACAGGTGCGATGTTTTTTACAACAGCCTGAAATGCGTCCACTAAATTTCGTGTCAAGTTTGTCATGTCGGCATCGACATTTCCAAGACCTGCTGTAAAGGAGCCAAGTGCAGCCTGCATCAGTCCGATAGAACCGGATATGGTCTGGGTGGACTCGCGGGCAAAGTTACCGGCGTACTGCTCAGTATTCTCAAAAAACAGCTGCATAGCAACCTCAGCTTTTTCTGCTTGTGTTGCGCTATTCCACGTAAAATCAAGGCCCTTTGCGAGTGCATAGGCCTCAATGTTTGTAGCATTCATAGCCACACCCAGATTGTCCATCATGGTAAAATTGCCCTTAGCAGCTCCCGTGACAGCTTCCATGGCCATCGACATATCAATTCCCATAACAGATGCCATGTCTGCGGATCTTTGCATTGCTTTCTCCGTCAGTTCAAGGGACTTTTGCTGTTCTATACCGGAGCCTTGAAATAGAGCGCCCATTTTATTGGCGGTTGCCAGGTAGTCGCTTTGAGATACCCCAAGGTTCTTATATGCTTCTTCACCTATCTTTTGGATGGAATCAGCATACTTTCCAAAGACCGCCTCCGAGCCGCCAAGGTTCTGTTCTAGTTCGCCGAATTGCTCGATAACCTCTTTGCCCAGTTTGAAGGCTGCAGCTCCTGCTGCGAGGGAGGCAGCGCCCATTGCTACACCGACACCCTTTAGGACACCGCCCAGCTTATCAAATTTGTCACTGGAATGTTCAGCCTCATTTCCGGATTTCTTCAGCTCATCGCCAAGCTTATCTAAATCGATAGCTGACTGCTCAAGTTCTCGTTCCATTCCATTGAGCTCGGCTTTAGCGTTGTTGAGCTGAACCGCCCAGTTTTGAGTACGGCGGTCATTTTCACCAAAGGAATCTGAGGCATTCTTCAGCGCTTTTTGAAGAGTTTCAATTTTATCCTTCTGAGCATCGATCTGCCTTGTGAGCACCTCATTTTCGGCGGTGAGGGACTGGACACTGTTTTGGTTTTTGCCGAACTCGGACTCGACCAATTTCATCTCAGAGCCGAGGACCTTAAAAGACTGGTTGATATCAGCAAGGGCTCTTTTGAATTCCTTCTCACCCTCGATGCCGATTTTCAATCCGAAGTTATCTGCCATATTCCCATCACCTCCCTTGGGTATTATTTGGCTTAGATATTGACAGCAGTAAGTAAGTGGTGTATATTTAATGCATTCGAAGGGTATACTCCCCTGCGCATGATTCAAAAAGGAGAAATAATATGGAAATTAGAATCAAGATTAATGAGACTGAATATGCGGATTTCGTTTATCGTACAGAAGCGGCTGGATTTCCTTCTATAAGTGCCTACGCTCGCGAGTTATTATTTCCTCATCATGACTACAAGCAAAAATGGTCTGAGGTCAAAGCTTATATAGATCAGCTCGAGTCTGGCGATATCTTTTTTTTGAGGGAAGCTCTACCAAACACGCCATCCCTTTTTGGTAGGTGGGTTTATGAGCAGCAGAAAGAACTAGGTCTCGAGCTTGATGGAAAAGACCGGACTGGTACTAATCGATGGCGAAAACTGTAAAATTAAATTCCCTGTGGGATGATTTCATCGATATAATACTCGCGGGCTACTTTTGCAAGTCCATCAAACTGCTTGTAAATCTCCCACTGATCAAGCAGATGTCCGATCGGCATCAGCCAAACTTCCTGCTCAGACCGATGAAGGAGGGATACACCATAAAAAATTAGTCGGGCAAACAACTCATCGTCGCTTACCCGACCTGTGCGTTTTTTGAGGGTTCATCCTCGCTTTCAACATGGCGTTTTGTTCCTTTATGCATGGCTTCCATGATGGCGTTTTTATACTCCGCGAGCTCGAAGGGAGAGGTGAGAAGCTCGACAGTATTTTCTGTCAGCAGATCCCGATTTTGGGAAGGGTTCTGCAAGTTGTAGACCAGTACTGATTGATTGGCAAGAAGGGTGATCAGCCAAACCACCTCATCCAGCGCCATCTCAAAGTTCTCTGTTTTCATGAGCTTTTCGCCCAAATTAGAAAGACCGCCGTATCTCTTGGCGATCTCCTTTGTGGCCTTAGTAGTCAAGAGCATTTCATACTCCTGGCCACCGATTGATATTCCTGAACTTCTTTCATTATCCATTTTCTAACCCTCCATTATGGTATGATGGTGAATACAGGTTCATAAACCTGCGTGTGCCAACCGGTTATAACGGAAGCAGGAACACTCGAATCGTCCTCATTGACTTCCGATTTCCACGGATGCTTGCCGTTGCCATCCAGCTTACTTCTTCGCACCACCGTGCCCTCAATGGTTGGGGTAGAGAAGGTAATGGAATCGCCCTTAGTAGCGAGGTTGGTCGCAGGGACTCCAAAGACAACACGATACAACCAGAAATAGCGGTATTTCCCATTTGATTTCTTTGCACGAAAACCTACTGCAACTGGAGCACCCCCGTCCTCGCTGCTAGATACGACTACGTGGTTGTCGTCAAGCTTTGCTCCGGTCAGAACTTCTGCGGCTGTCACACCGATATCGTCAATGCCAAGGGAAAGGGTACCGCTTTTGAATTCCTTCACGATCTCTGCGGGGCCATCATCGGCATAAAGCGTCGCTTCCGCAAGCTCCACAGAAAGGTCCGCTTTCATAGCTTTCGCAAGCTGAATAGGGGTACCATAGGTTTCATTGCCGTCCTCGTCCTCAGTAATTTTGGAGTAGTAGAGTTTATCTAATCCAATAGTTGCCATTTGTTATTCCTCCAATTCATAGGTTTTTGCCACATCGATGGCATAGTGGTGATAGCCGGTATCATCCTCATGTCCGATGTACCGGCAGTCGGTTATGATGAAATCCGCTCCTAAAAGAGTGCGGACAATTTGGTTTTTAAGAGCCGTATAACTTCCCTTATCAAACAGGGATATCCGTGCCTCCTGGATTTCGTGCCGTGGTTTATCGTCGGTATAAAGCTCGAACGTATCGACCAATGGCGTGATCACAATGTACCGGTCTGGTGCAGGCTCAGAAAACACGCCCGTTTCCAGAGGAATAAGGGGTGAGAGGAGGGTGTTCAGTTCACTAAGAAGGCTCATATTTTATCAACCTCCTCCTCAAACGCCGCGATCATAGCATCCACACAGGCCTTTTTACTTGCTGTTTTCGCAGGCTTCAGAAAAGGTTTAGGTGGCTGTCCATGTTTGCCATACTCTAAAACGCCTGCAACCAGTGCATTGCTTTTGCCATCCCTACGAGGCTCCGAAAAGCCGACTTTGACGTTGAAATTTCCGTCCCTGTCTTGTCTGGCAGAGGAGACACCAAGGGCTGAAACGAGCTCTCCAGTGGATCTGCTATCTTCCTTCGTAACATTTCCTATGACACTCTGGAGGTGGCTTTTAACTTTAGCTTCTACAACCTCACCACCTGCTTTCAGTACGCGGGGAATAATTTCATCTGTTTTCTCGCCAAGTTTTGAGAGCTTCATAAGGAAGTCCTCCGGCATTTTAAATGTTGCCTTAGCCACTGGGTTTCACCTCCTTGGCAAGAATCTCAAGATACATGCCACGTCCCTTGACGTCTTCCACCGAGGTAATTTCAAAACGACCGTCTTTGTTCACCACAACCATCGCAGTTGTAATGGTCACATTAGGGATTAGGCGAAAACGGAAAAGGTCGGTGGCTTCTGAGAAACTGGCTCTGTTTGCCCATTTCTCGTTGCCGTGCCGACCTTCCCGATACGCTTTGACAGAGGTGATGATGTTGTCGACTTCCGACCGGAAACCCTCAGCATCTTTTATGGTCACTTTTTCAACAATGTCGATGAAGGTGTTCATCTTGCCATAGCTCATAATCACACCTTCCAATCCCGGTCCAGGCGGAGTAAAAGGTTGACTGTATTCCACACTTGCTGTCCAGCCTGGACATTGTCTGCAAAAAAGCCGCCCGTGCTGCCGTCCCTTGATTCATAGAAATGGGACGACAGCATGATAACGGCTTGCTCTGAAGTGGGTGGCATAGCGTTTTCGGTATAGGTGCTTTCTGGCAGATGCTGATAGCTCTCGGCATACCTGATAGCAGCAGTGATGTACAACTGCAGAAGTTCATCGTCAGCTGAGTGCTCTATAATGAGGTTTGCCTTTACTTTTTCAAGCAGTGTCATGCCGTCACCATCCTTTCATTACTCTTATTCGTCCGGTGCCATTAGCCCGGCGGTCTTCAGTTTTCCTAGTAGTGCGTTGAAATCGACAACGAGTCCAGCAATGGTTGTGGCAGTTGATTCTGACTGGTTTTCAGCCGGTGTAAACTGAGAAGGGAGCCCCATCACCGAGGCCCCTTCCTTTATTTCTAATGTACCACCGATAACGGTTTTTTCGCCGCCTTGTTCGGTGTAGTTCTTCGTGGTATATGTCATGTTGCACCTCCGTTACGCTTTCTGCTGGAGCACTTTAATGGCCTCGGGCAGAATCAATTTTCCATCCACACGCTGGGTAGCGATAAACCCAACTTGACCCGTTACAGCATATAATTCATTGAGCCTTCTGAATATTCTTCCCTGACGATCAGCTACCCAATAGTAGCTAAAATCGCCGAATGCTATCGTCTTAGCACCTGCTTCAATGACAGGCACATAGGAAGATGTATGCAACGGACGATTAAGAATAGTATCTGGCGCGCTAGCCTGTATCGATGGTTGCCATAGATACTGCCCTTGTCCGTCTTTCAGTTTACGGATTGCCTTAACAGTAGCATCATTCATGACAAAGACAGACTTGTTGCGGTAGGGTGCTTTTAAAGAGTAAAAGAGATCCAGCACTTCGTCCAAAGTGATAGCCGTTGCGCCTGCCGTAGTAACACCAAGCTCGGCGCCTCCCGTAGCTGCAAGGACACCGGTAGGTTTGCCGGATCCATCACCGGTGAAGAACGCCGCCTCCTCCTTGTTTCCGATACGTCTAGCGAATTCTTTTGAGATATAGGGTTCAAGCTGAAAAACGCTATCGTTAAGTAATTCCTCGGAAACCTTAATCATAGTCCCAAGCTTATATGCCCCAATAGATACCTGACCAAAGCTATCATCGCTTTCAGGAATTGCACCTTCCTCATCAATCCAAGATGCTGTGCCCTTGGATGCTACGATAGGTATTTTTCTATCGCCAGACGCTGTAGTAATAACCTTTGCTAACCTACGGAAAAGGTTCTCTTCTTGGAGTGCTTCTACAAGGGTTCTCTCAAATTCATCTGGGACTAAATATCCCCCTTCGGTATCAGTACCGATTTGAAGTGCATTTTTTATGGTGGGATCCAAGCCCTCTCCAGCACGGGAACGCATAGCACTCCAGAATGCGCTCCTATATTCATCAGAGGCCTTGCCGATTTTCCCCTCTGGTTTTGACGTAGCTGGTCTGCCTGTCAGTGGATTTGTTATTGGGGCATTAAGTTCCGCATCCAATATGGCCTGCTTTTCCAAACGGTCAATTTCCTTGCCGAGGGCAATCACATCAGCTTCCATCTTGTTATAGATGGCCTCGTCCTCGGCTGAAATTAATCCATCCGTACCTCGCTTAGTATCCAGGAACGCTTTTGCAGCATCCCATGCTTTTGCACGTTTCTCACGCAGTTCTAAAATTTTATTCATACTCTTTTCCTCCTCATATTAGTGCTGAATTAAAGAAAGCCGCTTCTCCAGCGGCTCAACAGGTGTACCTATATTCTCAGGTGGTTTCTTAGGGTAGACTTTATTTAATAGAGAATTGGTGACTGCTCTGCGACTAAAGGCGTAGGTACAATCCGCTTCTTGAATATGCTTCTTCTCATTCTTTAAGATGTCATCGGCAAATCCAAGCTCAATAGCCTTATTGGCATTGAGCCATGTTTCTGCATCCATAAGATGTGACAGCTTAGCTCGCGATTGTCCGGTTTTTATCTCGTAAGCATTGATGATGCTTTCCTTAACCTCCGAGAGCATGGCGATGGCCTTTTGCATTTCCTCGCTGTCGCCGATGGCTACTGTCAGCGGATTGTGCACCATCATGAGGGCAGTCGGGGCCATTAGGACGGTTGTTCCCGCCATAGCGATTACGGATGCAGCAGAGGCGGCGATACCATCAATCTTCACGGTTACTTTTCCTTTGTAATCCATGAGCATGGTATAGATCTGACTGGCCGCAATACAGTCGCCGCCGGGTGAGTTGAGCCAAATAACAATGTCACCCTCACCGGCAGTAAGCTCTGCTTTAAATGCCTTAGGGGTGACATCATCATCAAACCATGAATCTTCGGCAATCACGCCGTCAAGATATAGTATTCGGACACCGGAGTCTTCGTCCCGCACCCAGTTCCAAAATTTTTTCATTCGGTTTCCTCCGTTTCTTTCATATTTGCGAACGCACCAGCGTCCTGCAGTTTGGTCATCGCGCCGTTGATCAGGTAGAGGTCGCCACCGAGCTCTGCCGGGATACGGTCTAGATTCTCAAGCTCCCGGATGTCATTGGCGCTCATCCACCCGTTTTGACGTGCTGTGGCATAACCGCTCATGCGGCTCACATAGTCGCCGCGAAGCAGACCATCCACATTGAACTTAATGAACAACTTCGACTTTTCGCTCTCCATGAGTAGGGCACGGCACATGGACTGTTCCCAGCGGACTACCCAAGGGTCCAGGGTGTATTTCACGAACTCTAGGGACTGCTGCTCGATGTTGGAGAAGGACGATTTCTCAAGGTCAGCCAGCATGTGAGGAGGTACCCTGAAAATACGAGCGATCTCATTGATCTGGAATTTTCTCGTCTCGAGAAACTGCGCCTGTTCCGGAGAAATCCCAATCGGTTGATACTTCATGCCTTCTTCGAGAACCGCAACCCGATGAGAATTTCCACTGCCCTGATAGGCCGTATTCCAACTTTCTTTTACCTTCTGCGGATCCTTGATCGTACCAGGATGCTCCAGCACGCCGCCCGGAGCAGCTCCGTTAGCGAAGAATTTCGCGCCGTATTCCTCAGTGGCAATAGCCAGTCCCACGGCATTCTTCGCCATCGCAATGGGAGAGTATCCAACCAGTCCATCAAAGCCAAGCCCAGGAATATGCAGGACATCGGAGGGCGCTAGGTAGACTTGAGTTTCTTTACCAAGAGAGGGAGTGTCCTCATTACTGCGCTGGTACAAATAAAAAAGCCGCCCGTTGGAATCACGATCGACTGTCATTTTGTTTGGCATCAGAGGATAAAGTGAAACAACCTCGCCACGGGCGTTTCGTATGATCTGTGAGTAAGCGTTACCCCATAGCATAAGATGACTCATCAGTGTTTCCCTAAATGCAAATGAAGTCATCTCCGGGTTTGGTTCATCATGAAGCAGTTTATATAGCGGGTGCTTAAGATGCTTTTCCTTTCCTCCTGAGTTATTGTACTGATATACATGGAGCGGAAGTCCGGCCAAAGTCTCGGATAATATCCTCACGCAGCTGTAAACGGCTGTCATTTGCATGGCAGTCTGCTCAGTAACCGGCTTATTCGCGCTGGTGCTGCCGAAAAAGAAGCTGTAGCGGCTACCTCCGAGGGTGTCTTGAGGCTTGTCCCGCGCCTTGAATATTCCTTGAAGTATTCCCATAAATATCTCTCTCCTTTAAAAATGGTCATAAAAAAAGCACCTCTTTTGAGATGCTTTGATGAACTTAATATTGATATATTGAAAACAAAAAAGTAAATAATGATATCAACAAGGCAGCTATCGATAAAATAATTGATAACCTATTTTTTCGATATGCTTCCTCCATTTCAGATAATATTGCACCTAGAAGAGGAAAGTTAACTGCATTTTTGTCGCTACCCACCTTAGGTGTAAAAAGATGAACTTTTGATCCGTCAGTTTGTGTATAACCATATTTTTTATCCAAATGATAATATAGCCTTCCAAAGATGAGATCATTATCCACATTGAAGTCATTAGATATTTTTTCAATATCAATTGGGACGTAAATCTTAGAGCTCCTTGTCTTTGAAACTCTTTCAAAGTCGTTAAATATACCATAGTAACTATAATATATTTTCTTTAATATATTTCTGTCTGTAGGCAACTTTTTCATGATATGAATTCTTCTCCTATGAGGTTTTAGTTTATTATATCATTTATTATTCTCCCGCTAATGTTATGACACCATCCTTATATTCGGCCACAGCATAATTATTTGCAGTTATAGATACTGTTTTAAAATTAAAATCATTTCCAACGTATGTGACTAATTCATTCATTAACTCTTCAAGCATACTTTTTAGCTCTCTGTCACTCAAATCAAAATTCCCCTGTCCTAAAAACTTATATGTATATGTCGGTTGTGGTCTAATGTCAATATTGCCCATAATTTCACCTGGCACGAGGGAGTAAAATGCAGCTTTTTGAATAACTGCTTTATCTGTTACAACCCCATCAGATACAGCGATACTAAGATTTACCAATATAAGACTCTCATTTAGCGATTCCGATCGGTTCTCAACTTCTTGAACTCTTTGTTCTATAGCCGAAGTTTTTATGCTCATATATATTGAAAACGCTGATAAACACAGTGATAAAATTACTAGGCATAATAGTATTTTTGCAGCTGGGTAGCTCCAAAAGCTTGGCGCTTTGCTTACTTGATCGTTTACTGGAATTTCTTTTTCTTTTGATATTGCGTCTTTACCAAGTACCCTCTCAGCGTCTTGTTGTTTTTGTTCAGGAATTGGGAATCCACAATGAGGACAAGCTTTTGTTTTATCAGATATTTCTTTTTCACATTCTGGGCAGTTTATCAAAGCCATAGTCTTAACCTCCTCAACATTTGTAGACAAAATAATACATTTAGAAAAATTATATAACATTTACTAGTATTTTACAATTACATAACACCCTTTATCTTTCATTGAAGTATTCCCATTAATATCACGCTCCTTCAAAATGAGTATAAAAAGAGCACCTGTTTTGGTGCTCTTTGATTATCCAAATATAATTAATCTGTCTATTGATAGGTCTTTACTTGCAGTATAACCGTGTCAATAATTACAATTATTCCGACGATTGAGGCAATAACTAATAAAAAATTTAGTATTACGTTATCAAACCATTCATCATATATAATTCCCAACGGAATAAAGCATATCAATAAACCAGAAAGATAGGACAAAGCTAATCCAATAGTTCTCTTAAACGACATAAAGACCTTAGCCAGTGCAAATCTAAAACTATCCATAGTACACTCTCCTTCTCGATTCTATTTTTGAACTATACATTATCTTCCATTAGGGCAAATATAAATCTTCATGTGGAAAGACTATTTGCACATCTCCTTCCTTATCGACAAGCAAGAAATGAATATTTAATGATTCGCGGACCCATTTTGAAATTTGACCACATTGCATGATAAACTGTGATGTTTTTGGAACTGCAATCGCATAGATAGTATCTTTCTCGACCATTCTTTGAATCAATTGACCTAGTCCCGTTCTAAAATCAAGACCAATAGCTGTTGTTACCCCTTTGGCTTCAACGACCCATTTTATCTCTGCATTGACGCATACAAGGTCAGAATAACCTTCTTCAATTATTTTATACCCGCACTCACAAAAGTATCGTTCTATTGCAGTTTGTACAAATCCCTCATGCGGGAAATCCTGCCCGCGCTGAAATTTTGGCATATATTTACCTCCGACCATTTGAAATCAGAAAGTTCATTTGTTACCAACGGTTATTTGATGTATTCAATAAGTCCCTTTATTACTCTATTACAGGCAATATCTATAATACGCTCTGCTTCATTAATAGATATAAACTCAGTCGTATGGGAGCCTTGGTTTTTCATCTTTCTCACAAAATGCAGGCTATCATAAAAATCACGCATTTCTTCGCTTGAAAGCCAGCGTCTAAAAACCGATTTCTTATTTTTGGAAATAAAATCTATGTTTTGCATGAACCCAAACTCGGCATTCCATTTAGGTAATTCTAAAATCCTAAGCTTTACTTTTAGAATTATTTCGCAAGATGATTTAAAAGCCATTATCGTAGCCTGCGAGATATTGACAGTTCCAGTCTCACCGCTTTTGTTTTTTATATCATTAAAAATCGTTAAAGCGTCTTCTAAGTGACGAATAAATCCTGTATAGCTATCTTTCTTTTCTTCTTTCTCATTCGGAGACAATATGCTATATACTCGTGCTTCTAATTCTCTAAGCTCATCATAAATTGGACTCCCAAAAATTATCTGTAGCTGCTTTGTGCCAAAACTTCTACCTTGTTCGTCAAGATATTGTTTATGCTTTAAGATTAAATCCGAATGCTGTGTCGGATCATCGATTTCAATCTGCAAATCGCAGAAAGCTTCAGGTAAAAGCGAAAACCGCTCCTCACCCGATGCTTGAAATATCATGTCGTGAGTAATAGACCTTGCCCTGTTAAGTGTATCTACGCCCGAAGGCATTTTCAAGCAAGTCGTACCTGTATTAAACTCGCAGTTTTCGCATTCCAACCCCTGATGATTTGTTTCAAAAACGCAATAAGTGGAATCCCAAAAATAATACCTTAGATAGTCTACAGAAATTAGTGCTGACGTAGGACGAATCTCTAGAAGATTGTAAATGATTGAGGATTCAATATCAATTACGTCGTTAAGAAACATGTTGTTAACTGCACTAACTCTCTTTTCAAACAAAAAATCAGAGCCAATGGCCACATCATTTACTTTTACACCTTCGGGTGAATAAGCATCATAGGCATCGCTCCAATCAAACTCATTTCCATTTATATCTATCATTGTGTCATACTTCTGAAATTCAACTACTTGAATGCTATCGAGTACATCTTTGGGAATAAATGAACAGTTTACATTATTAATATATTTGTATAGGTCATCAGGCAACAATCCCGTAGGCAAATACACCGCCTCGCTTCGTTTAAGCTCTGATAAACGCTTGTATCGTGGCTGTGTGATTGAAAAGTGATGCGAAAAGTTAATTTCCATGGGCTATAACCTCCCAATTAAAATGTTATTTGCTCTCACACAAATTTTAAAATTAAGGGCATCAAATATAGCTTCATTTTGTGTAAATAATTATATCATAGTAGCAGTGATTTTAGAATATAAAAAGACCTCTCTCATCATAAACGGATGCATTCGTATTGCCACCGCATCGGATGGCCCGATCAAGGGCCATAATGGTTGCTACAGCTCCATCAATCTTCTCGGTGGACTTTTCTTTGTCAGCTTTGATATTTCCAGCAGGATCAGTTCTAATAAAGATATTATCCATCATCCACCTAAGCACTGGATGACCCCCATGAGCAATCTTTTGTTCCAATGTCAGCTTCATTAGTTCCTTGGTTGGTGGCGACATGTCCTTGAACCCTTGCCCGAAAGGCACAACGGTAAATCCGAGGTTCTCGAGATTCTGAGTCATCTGCACAGCACCCCACCGGTCAAAGGCGATATCCCGGATGTAATATTTCGTAGCCAGCTCCTCAATAAAGCTCTCAATGAAGCCATAGTGCACCACATTACCTTCGGTGGTTAACAGAAAACTTTGCTTTTTCCAAACATCATAATTCACATGGTCACGCCGCACACGCAAATCGATGTTGTCCTCCGGTATCCAGAAGAACGGGAGCACAGCATACTTGTCATCTTCGTCCATCGGCGGGAATACCAGGACAAAAGCAGTAATGTCGGTGGATGAGGAAAGGTCAAGACCACCGTAACAAACCCGTCCCTGTAGGTTTTCTGGATCAACCGCAAAAGCGCAGGCATCCCATTTGTCCATTGGCATCCAACGTACAGCCTGTTTGACCCACTGGTTCAAGCGGAGCTGCCGGAAGCTGTTCTCCTCGGCGGGATTCTGGCGGGCGGACTCAAAGGCTGCTTTGACCTTATCTAAACCGACTGTAATACCGAGGGAGGGATTCGCTTTTTTCCACACCTTTGGATCAGTCCAGTCGTCCTCTTGCGCTGCGCCATATATGACCGGATAAAATGTCGGGTCATGTTTTCTTCCGTCGATGATATCCAGGGCTTTCTGATGGGTTTCATAACAAATGCTCTGCGTGTCCGATCCGGCTGTGGTGATCAGAAAATAAAGCGGCTGCGTTCTCGCATCTCCGGAACCCTTTGTCATAACATCAAAAAGCTTGCGATTAGGCTGGGTGTGAAGCTCATCAAACACCACCCCATGGATGTTAAAACCATGCTTGGAGTAGGCTTCTGCTGAGAGCACCTGATAGAAGCTGTTGGTCGGCAGATAGATGATTCTTTTGGTCGAAGCCAGAATCTTGACCCGCCGATTGAGCGCCGGACACATGCGCACCATATCAGCTGCGACCTCAAAAACGATGGAAGCCTGCTGGCGATCTGCAGCGCAACCATATACCTCAGCACGTTCCTCGCCGTCGCCGCAGGTGAGCAGCAGGGCAATCGCTGCAGCCAATTCGCTTTTCCCCATCTTCTTTGGAATCTCAACATAGGCAGTGTTGAATTGCCGGTATCCGTTCGGCTTCATAATGCCAAAGACATCCCGTATAATCTGCTCCTGCCAGTCGATGAGCTCAAAGGACTTACCGGCCCAGCTTCCCTTGGTATGGGAGAGGGCTTCGACAAATGCAACCGCATAGTCTGCCGCTGCCTGGTTATACACGCTGCCCTCAGCCATAAAAGCTGTGGGTTTATATTTTTTCAGCTTGCGCATAAGCTTTGCACCTCTCCTTTCTTGAAAATGGGCATAAGAAAAGAGCCTCCAAATAGAAACTCTTTGCGGTTATCCGTATGTTTTCTTTATAGCTTTTTCACATAATCCTCGCCATACACCACACCAAGGGTGGAGCCAGTGTCCCAGCTACAGAAAATAGTGCCGGTATCGTCGATGAAATCAACGGTTCCTTGGTCACCGGGCTTAAGCTTGGAATAGGGATCGTTCATCTGCACCAGCTCGACCCTGCAGCCTTTAGGGTACTGCTTACGCAGGCGGGTAACGATTTCTCTTGAAGGGAAGCTATTCATGGCACACCTCGCAATCCGCATTGGCCTTTTCCGGGCGGTCGTTCTTAAAAGCCGAGTTTCCGCTCAAGCTGCAGAGCAGAATTTTCCGAGCCGATTTGTACTCGTCACCGACAAAGCCCAGCCGAATGAGGAATACTCGGAAGGCAAACTTCTCATTGTCGACTTCCTTCTCCCGAGCCGTGACCCTCTTCTGCTCCTTGGCTGCTACACACAGCGCACCAACAAACCTTGAGTAAGCAGCAATCTCATCACTGTCGGCCGGAAGCTTGAACCAAGGGAATTTCAGCGTGGTCTCCGTCCTCTCAACGGGGAGATACTCTGCACCGATAGCCTTTTGGATAAGCTTGGCCTTACTGTCAATCAGCTTTTGAAGGTTAATGAGGCTTTCTTCGTTGAAGCCCTCCAGAGGCATTTCGATGGTAAGAAGGTCGGGGATTTCACCCTCCTCAAATTCAAAGCCTCTTACCGACAGACGCTCCATTACCATTTCGACTAGGCTGCTATCGGTCTCAACCGGGTAGTGAAGGGTTCCTTCCTTGTCGATGGAAAAGGGTCCGACTTCATAGGCAAAGGTCGGAGCACCCTTGTAGCTCACGGCTTTACCAACAAGCTCACTTAATGCCGAAACCAGTTCCTTGCGCCTTGCACCTTGCACCTGTTACGCTATACTTTAATTCCATAATCATAAGCCTCCTTCGCTTCTTTGGTGAGTATATATATCACTCTGAAGCTGTGGAATAGCAAGTTATATATGAGCAATCTGAGCCTTTATTTTTCCGTACTTTCGTCGGCTTCTAAATCAGAAAAGCACAGCTTTTTTCCGTCCCGAAGGAGATAGGCATTTTCCTGTGAACCAACCTGCTCGATGTATCTTTTCACAATGACATCGCAGAACTTTTCATCCAGCTCCACGGTGAAGCACACTCTGTCGGTCTGCTCACAGGCAATCAGCGTTGAACCGCTGCCGCCAAAGGGATCAAGGACAGTGCAGCCGGTCATGGAGCTGTTCACAATAGGATAGGCAATAAGCGGTACCGGCTTCATGGTCGGATGCTCGCCGTTCTTCTTTGGTTTTTCAAACTCCCAGATGGTGGTCTGCTTGCGGTCAGCATACCAGGCGTGCTTGCCGGCCTTCTTCCATCCAAACAGGATCGGCTCGTGCTGCCACTGGTATGGGGAGCGCCCAAGGACCAGCGACTGCTTTTTCCAGATGCAGGTTCCGGACAAATAAAAACCGGCATCAGCGAAGGCTCTACGGAAATTGAGTCCTTCTGTATCGGCATGGAATACATAGATGCTGGCATCCTTCGCCATTGCTTTTTCAGTGAGAGCGAACGCATCAAATAAGAATTGATAAAACTTGTCGTCTGCCATATTGTCGTTCTTGATTTTGCCGGCGCTGCCTTCATAGTTCACGTTGTAGGGCGGGTCTGTGACTGTCAGATTGGCTTGTTTACCGTCCATCAACAGCTCGAAGGTTTCCGCTTTCGTGCTATCACCGCAGACCAGACGATGCTTACCCAAAAGCCACAGGTCACCTGCTTTGGTGATGGCAGGCTTTTGAAGCTCTGCGTCTACGTCAAAATCGTCGTCCTTGACATCATCCATGCCGGCCAGCAGCTTATTAAGCTCCGCAGCATCAAAGCCAAGGAGTGAAATGTCAAAGTCAACGCCCTGCAGTTCAGAGAGCTCAACGGACAGCATTTCAGAATCCCAACCTGCGTTTAAGGCTAACCGGTTATCGGCAAGAATGTAGGCTCGCTTTTGAGCATCAGTTAGGTGCTCAACAAAAACACAAGGCACCTCTGAGATGCCTTCTTCCTTGGCAGCCAGGATTCGACCATGGCCAGCGATGATATTCAGTTCCTTATCGACAATGACCGGATTGACAAAACCAAACTCCCGGAGGGATGCCCGAAGCTGAAGTATCTGATCCTTGCTATGAGTGCGGGCATTCCTCACATAGGGTACCAGCCGGTCAATATTTACTTTTTCAAAACGCTCTGTTGCGTTCATTTACCTTACCGTCCTCTCCGGCCCGATAGTAGGGCTTCCATAATATCGTCCTGCGGATTGCTCACAAAGGCTGTAGTACAGTTCTGCTTGACGATGTCAAAAATCTCATACCAGAGCAGGTTCGCCTGCTTCTGGAAGGATTGGCTCATCTGAACAAAGGGGCTGGTGATTGCACCACCGGTTGTCGGGTGCTTGCCCAGCATGCCATATAAGCTGATGGCTTCCTCGCATTGTATATAGCGGGTGAAGGCTTGCGCATAGGCTTCGATGAGTCTTGGATTCACAAATCTCTCGCAGCCTCGCTCCTTGAGCCATTTCCAGGTTTCAACAAAGAGCGCATCCGCGCCCAATGGCTTTCCGTCCTTTTGTCTTGAGCTTAAGTAATCGCTTGGCGGCGGCATGTCCTCGCCGTTAAGCTCAGCAGCACTATCCAAGTCCTCCGCTTCCAGAATTGATTCAGGATGCAGGTCCGGTAACTCTAAAATTGTTGCGGCTTTGCCATTCGTAATTTTATCTGATAGAGCTTGAGGCTTATCGCCGGCGCGAACACGCCTGCCGCCTCTGTTTGTTCCGTCTTTTGCCACGCACATCACCTCCTTAAAAATAAAAAATATTTTCATGAAGCTCTTGCTTCAAATAGGTTTCTATCTCAGGCGAAATCCTGTCATATTTTCTATTCAGCTATCTGCTTAGTACCGAACAGACACTCCAAACTGATTAAATGTGCTGATTTTAAACATTAATTTTGAAGTAAAGCTACAATTATTTCAATTTTACAAAAACTTGACAAATAACTTCAATTGTACTAATCTACACTTAGCATGTAGGAGGTGAACGCCGTGGAATACAAACAACAACAAATCATTATGGAAAACATTGATAAACTTCTCAAAAAGAGAAACATGAAACGCAGTTCCCTTGAGAGCGAAATCGGAGTTAGTAAAGGCTATCTGTCCCGCTTGAAAAAGGCAAATCCAGATAACAACGGTCTAAAACTGAGCTTTGAATTGTTTAAAAAAGTCGCAGACACCCTAAAGGTATCAATGGACTATCTAATAATTGATGCCGCCGGTAACACCACAGATGAAAATGCCCTCATTGACTTCTTGGAATCACTTTATAGCATGTCGGTAGAAGACACGCTTTTTTGGAACGGCTTTACCCTCGAACAGATTAACAGTATTGATGATCCGGATGACTTTTATAAATTGGGGCCAATCTCAAAAGTGGTATATGAAGCAGGTGAGTATGATCCGGAGGGACGCTCTTATATATATCCCTGGGTTGGCTGGCTGTCACTTGGGCACGGTCGGAAAATCGGAGAAACTGTTTACACCAAAACCACTCTTATCGATGACTTTTTTTATTCCAACATTGGGAAAATTGGAAGCACCTTATATCTGTACCGTGTCGAATACGCAGATACAGATGGTCATCATAAACTGTCAGACATAATTGAGGCATATCTGGTCACTGGTGATGAAAAGCATTTTCTCTGCAACTCTACTGATTGGGGTAATTTCATCTCCTCAAAGCTGAAAGACCTTTATCAGATTGCCAGGGACAAATGCTCCAGCACTAGACTAAATGAAAATGCCAGAAAACTTCTCAACCAATTTAATGCAAATTAAACCCGAATTTATCAAAGAAAGGAGGCCAAAACATGAACAATCAACTTCGTTCCATAAACAATAACAGCAACTCATTTCAACTTGTAGATATTGTTGCAAATATAGCTTCATTCAATGTTGATCCCCAACATAAAAGTATCAACCTAGAAATCATCAACGGAATGACTTTCTCCTTTAACTGGACAAACGGAAAGTTTAATTACATGCGTAATGCCTAATACATCTCCTTTCAGTCTCCCCTTACTTAAATGGTAAGGGGGGTTTTCTATAATTGGGGTTAATCCCCTGTTTGAACCGTAATTTTTGCGCGCGTTGCCCCACGCCGCTGTCCAGTTTGAAAAGTTTTAGAGATTTGATTACCCCTACCGGTCACCCATCTCGACAGTAATGCGCGAATGGCAAGACTTACAAAGCGCCTTGAGATTACTCGTTTCATTGCCGCCACCTTTAGAGAGCGGCAGGATGTGGTGGACCTCTTCGGCAGGGGTCAGCTTGCTTTGCTTCTCACACTCCTCACAGAGTGGATGAGCTTTGACGTAGCGATCACGTATTCGCTTCCAAGCCCTGCCGTATCGTTTGTTGGACGCTGGGTCACGCTGGTACTGGTTGTATTGTTTGTCCACTACCTTTTGATGCTTGGTGCAGTATTGCTCGCGCACAGCAAGCTGACCGCATCCGGGGTAGGCACAGGGACGCTTAGGTTTGTAGGGCATTGGTTCACCTCACTTTCGGTGCATAAGAAAAGCCCCCGCGGTTTTCCGCGAAGGCTCTATATAGATTGTGATACTATTATTATACTATGACTAAAGGCAAACAATCCCTCAGAATTCCCTCATCCTTTAGGGCTTGAACCAGAACCAAACAGAATCGTATGTATCTATTAGCAATACCCCAGTTGAATTTTCAGTATCTGGATTTGCTTTTAATACTTCGATGAATTCATCAAAGGGAAGCCCATCTTCAGATTCTCCTCCGGCATCTTTATGCATTTGCCGAATTACATCAGTTGCATCAATAAATTCATTTTCGTCATTAGTATAAGTAAAAATCAAGTGCTCACATGAACCGATAATTACATCATCTGATTCTGCGTGTATTACTTCGTTACAATACGGGCACCGGAGTTCGAATTCACCACTTGTGGCGTCCATTTTTATAATATCCATTGATTATACCTCCAAATTTTTACTTTTTCTCTTGGCTTTAAGATACTAATTACATTTTTTCTATTTAATATCGAGCGCGCTCATTAAGAATCTTACAAGTTCATAATGGCATGTAAAAATCTTTGACATATTGTACTTTTTCATTATCTTTAATTTTTTCAATTAATGCAACCAAGTACTCCCTTCTGTTTTTATAAGGAGCCGTACGTGTTATTCCATGTTCGACGCTCATTTGATCAAATAGTGATACGCTATCGGGGTTATGCAAATAAAGGATTCTTTGCCTTTCTTCATATTCAGTAATTTCAGCAATTTCTTTATCAATGAGTTTTATCTCATTCTCGATGCTTGCTCCTATTTCGCATTTTTCGATTTTGTCTTTTGCACTCTTATTCCAGATTGTCTTCTCATAATAGTTTATCGCTAGACCAAAATCGCCCGCCATCAATGCCGAATTTCCTTTTGTATAATTATAGTATGAGTAACCTTGGATTCCGCCTACAATCAAAACTGCTGAAATGATTAAACCAATTATAGTATATTTAAAAATTTTAGCATTTTTACTTCTTTCCCGTTTAACATCTGGTGATTCCGTCTCATATCCACATATGGGACACTTCGGCGCTAAATTTGAATACTCTTTACCGCATTTATTACAAGCAATCAAACTCATATGCCAACCTCCTCAAATTGATTTTTTCTGTCGGTTCCTTTGATGAACATTAGAACTATCCATAGGATTGTAGAAATGAGTGTTAAAATAATTTATAGTGCTCTATAGCCTGATTTATCAATATCATGATTGCTTATAAGAACAAATTCCCTTGTCACTAATTATTGCTTCTTGTGATATCATTTAATTCACAATGGCATATAGAAGTTTTTGTTATACTGCACTTTTTCATTATTTTTCAATTTTTCAAGCTGTGTTAATAAAATCCCTCTTCTGTTTTTAGACATTTCTGAATCTGTCATTCCATATCTAATTTTTAGTCTCTGCCACATATCTAAGGCATCCGGATCAGTTAAAAAAAGTGCTCTTTCCATTTCCTCTCTTTCAATAATTTCTGCAATTTCTTTATCAAGAATAGCGATTTCCTTCTCGATCATCAAGCCGACATTACATTGTTCGATTCTCTCTTTGGCCTTTTGGTTCCATATCACCTTATCATAATAAATTATAGCTGATTCAAAATCTCCCTTTTGCATTGCATCATTACCTTTGTCATAATTAGAATTCGAATAAACTTGAACGCTTAGGAAAGTCAAAGCGGTAATTAAGCACAGAATTAGAACTGCAAGTTTTACTCCTTTTGAAAGTCTTTTATTCTTTTTTTCAGGTACATTAATTTCTTTTATTTGAGGGGTTGCTTCGCCGCAACTGGGACAATTACCAGCCAAAGTTGAATATTCTTTACCACATTTTTTGCAGCTGATCAAACTCATACGCCAACCTCCCCAAACTTATTTTTACCATTGGTTCCTTTGAATAACATTAGAGCTATCCACAATATAGTAGAAATGAGTGGAACTATAAGTAATAGAGCTAGGTAGCCGGATTTATCAATGTCATGAAGCCGGCGAACTGTGACACATAGATCCGCAATACCACAAAGAATGCTTAATATAGAAAGCAGTAACAACGCCAATGTTGGAAGTGCAAGTGTTTCATAAACAATGGAATTTTGAACCATTTTAAAACATGTAAATGAAATCAGAACTGATGGAATGCTGATCAAACAATAGGTTTTTCTTGAGGCACGTCCAGTTGTAGAGAAAAGCAAATTAAATAGACCAGCGTTGCTATGATTTGAGTATGAGTATGAATTGGGTTTATCTATATGGGTCAAATTATCTGATATTTCACCTTGCTCCTGCTCTTTCTTAATCGTCTCATTAATCCCTGATTCAGGAGCTGGTTGCTCCGTCGATTTTTCTATATGATCCAATTGGTTGATATTATATTCTGTTGGGCAAGCACAATTCGGGCAAGCTATTAGTGATTTATCATAATCTAACCCACATTCTATGCAATTTACATTCTCTGATCGTTCTTCGAGCTCAAGATTATATTCTGTCGGGCAGGCACAATCCGGACAGCTATTTGCTTTGTCAGAATAGGATTTACCACATTCTTTACAAATTATTAGACTCATCTCTTAAACCTCCTACATTATTAAACAGAGGAGCTCAAATTACATTTATTGAATATCAGTCAATGAATGCTTCTCGCAGTACACTTCAATCTTATCACCAAAATTCCCAGCAAGCTTCTCTTTCCAATATGGAACGGATATCTCTAATGATTTTAATGCTAGCTTATACTTTTCGATTCCAAGTTCTTCTTTTATCTTTTCCATATAGAACTCCAGGTCTTTCATTTTCATGGTTCTTGTGTTCGCTTCACCTTTAACAAGATTTGCTAGGATGTTCAAATAGATAAAAGCACTTCCTCGATTCATGCCAGTGCTTTCTGCAATGTCATCACTAAGTCTGCTTATTTCACCCAAACCCTTGTGATACTGCATAAATGCTTCCCAAACTTCTTCAGCCATTTTTTTCGTTATCGCATTATTACTCCTCGATTTCAACAGGCTCCCCTCCTCAAATAAATCTTTATACTCAAGAACGCTTTCTGATACTCGGCTACTGCTATTAGATATATTCATGGACATTGGAAGGCCCTTTTCAATAGCAACCCTCCTCAAAAAAACGTTTACAGCAATCTGAATATCCATCCCGATACTATGAAGTGCCTTCTCGGCTTCCCTTAGGATTTCATCCTCAATTTGGATTTGAATAGTAGTCATAATCAACCTCCATAATTTACTATATTTTCTAACTTTACAATACATTTTCTTTGTTTTCTTGTCAATAGTAAATTTATGTATTTTTGTGTTTTTATTCAAAATATATTTTACTACGGACAACCAGATCCTACTATCCATATAGCAAACAGGTTAACCGTCTTAGTGAATTTGATCGGAGGCGTTCGATATGGCTCTCACTGTAATTAAGAAAATCCATTAGGCGATAGGTCGCACCGGATTTTTGATTGTCTGTCATGTAGAACTCGGTAAGGATTCGCTGCTCAGTATCAGTCAAGCTGGACCACGCAGGTTCAAACCAGGTCATATATTCAATGGCCTGACGGTAGCGCTCGCGCAGAATATCCAGCTTGTCAATCTGGTCTGCCATTTTGTCAGCTTCAGCCTGAAGGTTTCTTGCAGGCGGCATCCCCGAGATCTTTGACCCTCTTGGAGAAGTCATCTGGGCATACACATCCTTGATTCCCTGGGGAGTGTTGTTAATAATAAACCGCATATTTTCGTAGTCATGAATGGCAGCCACAGTAGCGGCGTTCTTATTGATATATTTAAGTGCAATCATGCAGTTACCCCCTCTTTGGTTGGCTAAATAAAGTAACCTTATCAAGTTACACGATTAAAACAGATCTACCTGAGAGTTCCGTAAGCTCGGCCTGATAATTGGATTTTACATTTGTCTTACTTAATAAGCAGCCGGTAAAGCAATATTCCGAATTACTATACAAAATCTTGCGCTCCTTTTGGTTATTAACAGCTTCATTTCTCATGGTATAAACATCCTACTCATTTTTTCTCTTAACTCTTTAGGCATGGGGGTACCTTTATTAGGTTCACTAATACTTTCATCAACTCTTTCCTTCTTGCGTTTAGGCCATTTATCTTCCCTGGCAACTTTGCATATTAGAGCAAAGTGATTTGAGAATTCTTTTTTTGAGTTAGCAAGGTACTCAGATATTTTATTAATCAGCTCGCAGGGCTGCTCATATTTATCATGGATTTGCTTGTTTTCCTCATCGGTCAATGCGACGTTTTCAAAAGATCCAAAATAGGTGTGTGCGGCATTCTCCTTTCCTCTCCCTTCTTTTTCTTTCTTTTCTATTCCTTTCCTTTCCTTTCGTCCGGAGTCATTCTCGTTTGATTCTGGAGTTATTCCGGAATCATTCTGAAATGTTTCAGAGAACGGTCCATTTTGAAAGCTTGGGATGTTACTTTTTTGTGGCTTATCAACTCTCTGCCACTTTTTCCAGTTTGAAAATGTGTAGTATCTACTGTTTTCAACGATATACAAAACAAGGGCGGTATTTTCTTGAATTTCATTGAGTGCATCTTCAATTTCATTCGTGGTTACTTCATCATAGGGAAAGATAATTGACTTCAAGAAGCTGAGATTTGCCCTACCTCTTCCTTCATCATCCGCATTCGAAATCATTCCAATAAATAATAACCTGGCAAAAAGAGATAGCTTTGAAATATCCTCGCTCTGCCAAAAATTTGGATCAATCATTCTCCTTCTTGCCATTCTTATCGCCTCCGTTTCGTAAATACTCTTTTAATTCGTAATAGAGAATATCTCGGATCATACTTCCGGTCGTCTCTTCTTTACAATAGAATATGTGCATGTTATATCTTGCTGTCCAAGCAATTAAGCTGGCTTTTAGGGCTTTTGGATTCAACTTACTCTTATATTTTCCAGTGATAATTTTCTCCCAGTTTTCATTTTCAATAAGCAGATATATCTTTGCTCCATCGGCTTTCGCCCTTTCAAATTCTCTTTCAAATCTTATCCGTTCCTTAGTGAAGCCCATACATACCTCATCAGCACTCATCTTTCGCTCTATTGATACGATGTTTTCCAGCGAGACCGATTCACCAGACAAATCTACGAACCGAACAGAATAGTCTCCATACGGTAAACATTTGCGCTCAAAGGGGTATCCAAACCCCTCTGTGCGCCGGATAAACTTATGTGTGGCTTGTTCCCTTGTGTCAACCAGGATAACCATTGAACCTATCATCCGGTCAATTTCAAATTTGGTATATTTCATTTATGCCACCTTAGAATGGGAGGTCGTCATCTAATGTTTCAATAAAGCCTTCAGGAACAAATGAGTCTTGCTTTTTAAGAAGCTTGACCGGAGGTAGTTTATATTTTCCTTCCCTGATAATGTCAATAGATCTGAGCGAATGACATGTGGTGAAGAATCCCGTTTTCCCTTCAAAGTCGTATTCCTTTTTTTGAAACAGGGCACCGACAATCTTACCCTTCAGTGTCTGCTCGTCCCAATTCCAGTGATAATTCGGATTACTATCCTCAACGGCCATCATAGCTGTTTTAAAACTTCTCATGGTCCATCCATCTCTTTCCGTTCCATCATCCTTAGGAACATTTAACCGAAAAGTACCTTTCCATTTTCGGCCTTCTTGAGTTTGACTATTAAAGTCATTCTTATAGAAATCTTTGAATTCCCCTTCTGCTATATCATAGCTAAGATTTAGAACATCTCCCCAGGAATAATTAAGTTCTTTCACGTCGAGGATTTTAATAATGTATCCGCCGACTGGCAGTGTCTCCTTTTCTGAATATGTTTCCGCATTTGCATAGTTATTTAATGGTCTCATTCCTTTCTACCTCCTATTTTGTTGTTCCTTTTGGTTTATCAAGCTCGTAGTATTCTCGAATCTTTACATCCACATATTTTAAATCATTATCGATCGCAAGCTCTTCAAATAGGCCGATCGGTGACTTAACAGTGTCCATTCCATTCGTTTGTGTGAGAAAACTATATTTTCCATCCTGCACGAATGTTTTTAAGACAATTGAAAATAGTCCTTCCGTTGTAATTTTTTCATCAAGCAACTTGCCGATTGTTTTAAACCTTTCATTGCCATTCTGATCTCTTTCGATATGACCAAGAAAGTAGACCACAACATCATTTGGTAGGTCTTTTATTACTGTGTAGACTAGGGCCCAATAGTTTCTGCCTATATCAGTAAATTTTTGAAACCCTGTTTCATTTGCCCGTCTCATAAACTCATTCGCCATTAGATATTGTGCATCATCGATTACAATCGCCTTTGTCTTTGCCTTTTTTATAATGTTTGTGATCTGTTCATAGTTGTCCGTTGTGAATCCAGATAAATCACCCTTAAAAGGCAGTGGTTTTCCGGCTACGTTGATAATACCTATTTCGCCTGGCTTAAAGTTTCGCATTGAGGCACTCTTGCCGGATCCAGATTCACCTAAAATTAATATCGGTATCCCCATCGTTTCACTTCCTTATTTTATCTGCAAATTCTGCTTTTCAATTAGCCGGGCTCCTTCAAGTTGGCAGCCGGCTTTTATAATTTCAGTTGCATCTTTTTTTGAAATGCTTTTTTCTACTTTGGTATTCACAAGATTAGGATGAAGTTCCATAAATCTCACTTCATCTTCAATGTATAAACTTGTAGTCTTTCTAAAGCTGAGTACATTTCTTGTTGTCTCAAGCTTTGATTTACCAAGCTGCTGCATAGTAATTGATAAATAATTTTTCAAACTTTCTGCTTGCCTTTCCTTACGCTCTCGTCTTTCTTTCAGTGCTTTTTCTTCCGACTCAATAGCCTTCGCCTCTGAAATGAGTGTTTTTATTAAACATGCAATATTATCAGCTTTATCTTCAAATTCCCCATCGATTGCTTCGAGTGTATCGGCATAAGCATCAAGTTCAATTTCACCGTTCTCAACCAACTCAAAAAACCTAAAATATAGATCCTTAATCTCATATAGTTTCATTCTTATCCCCTCCTTCCTCAACGATGGACATTGTTTTTACGCTGTCCCCGGGGATGATCAGCGTTAGCCTCCGATTATCACCAAGCAGGAAGCGAACAAGTCTCTCCCGTATGGTGATCTGTTTACATCCGACGATCACCCCGCTCTGAGGTTCTTTCGAAACACTGATTCTAAGTTTGTGTCTCATGTGTTTACCTTACCTTTCTGAAAGCAAGTGTTATTTATGCCTTCTGAAATAAACCATGAGATATATCTGAATCGGACGGTTTATTTAAGAAACTTTCTAAGTTTCTTTTTAGCCCGGTCTACGGCATGACGTATAGCGGATTCGTCTTTCCCCTCAAGGGCCGCAAGACTAGTGTATGACCACCCATCCAGAAAGCACTTCATAATTAAGTACTGCTGGCGTTCATTCAGGTGCGACATTGCATCGCTGATATTTTCTGATGCAATTAAATCTGCAAGCATATCGGTACCATCGCTGAAGTAGCGAACATCCTCATATTCAAATGTTGACAGCTGTGAGTGACGATCAGGGCGAGAATTCTTACGGTCGTTTTTCTTTTCTGCTTCGATTGACTCTAAATAGAAGGACCCCACTTCGTCAGAAACTTCAAGTTCGATGGTATTGCCGCTTGCGTCTTTGTAATTAATTATCAT